TTGACACATTAATATTAAAAGCTAGGGAACTTAACAGTAAACGGATTTCTAGTAGATAGTATATTTATATACTGAAGGAAATAAATATATGAGTATAATGAGTATAGAAGATTTGAAAGTCGATATTAAAGTTAAGGGTAAAGTCCATAACTTTGATTTTAATCAAGAGCTGGGAATATCACACAACAATCCACAATTACTTAATGAGGAAATGTCACAACAACCTTCTAAGTATGCTTGGATTGGAGTGTTACATGCATTAGCCAATGATCACTACGAGAGACTTAATACTACGCTTAAAACTAAATATGCTACATTGGATAAAAAGCATAGAGAGAAAAGAAATGATGAAGGACTTAAAGTAACCGAGGCGGTAATAGCTTCTGATATAGAAAGGGATAAAGAATACATCGTAGCTAGGGAAGAATTACAAAATTCTAAATTAAATAGAGATATTCTTTCGGTGGCTATGGCTGCATTCCAGCAAAGAAAGGATATGTTAATAAGTATCGGAAGTAACTTAAGAGCTGAACGAGATATGAATCTGAGCATAAAGAAAGACAAAGTCAAAAAACTACTTAATGAAAGAAGGGAGAATTAGCAGTTATGAACAAAGAAGCTAGAGCTAGATTAGAGAAAACACTGAAGTCAGTTCGTGAAAGATCTGAAGGTGGTGCATTTTTCTACTTTAAGAAGGGTAAAAGCTTAATCAGGATTTTACCCGGTGTTGGAAAGATGGGTGATATATTTTACCGTGAAGGGGTGGTTCACTATAATGTTAGTGATGGTAATCAACCTATAGTGTGCCCTAAGATTGATGGAGCTAAGAAACCTTGTCCAATTTGTGAAACGGTGGAAAAACTATTTAATACCAAGAAGCCTGCTAATATAAAATTAGCTAAACGGATGAAGAGTAAGATCCGTGCTTACATGAACATTATAAACCAGAACGAGAAGGACAAAGGTGCCCAAGTTGCAGTTTTTCCAACTACGGCGTTTGAGCAAGTGCTAACTTTGGTACTTGATCCCGACTATGAAGATATGTTGGATTTGGATAAAGGCCTGGATATTATAGTAGACCGTACTGGTGATGGGTTAGACACTGAGTATAGTGTTCTCCCCCGTCGCAAACCAACTGCTATAAGTTCTAGTGTTATGAAGAAGGCCACCGACATTTCATCTATGAAGGAACTAATACCAATGTCTGAGGAAGAGCTATCAGAAATGTTGTCGGATTCCGAAGAGCCAAAAGATGAAGAAGACGAGAAAGAAGAAGACGAGAAAGAAGAAGACGAGAAAGAAGACGATGATGACGAAGAAGACGATGATGACGAAGAAGACGATGATGACGAAGAAGAAGAAGAAGAGGAAGATGACAAACCTAAGAAGAAAGCTTCCAAAGTAGAAGCGGAAGAAGAAGAAGACGATGATGATGATGATGATGATGATGATGATGACGATGATGACGATGAGGAAGAAGAAGAAGAAGAAGAAGAAGAAGATGACAAACCTAAGAAGAAACGTAAAAAATAACTTAGGGATTGAGACATTACAAGATGAGTAAAAAGCACAAAACCAAAGGCGGAGCTAACCACTCCGCCTTGATTGAATCAGTTGCTAAAAGCTTTGGTTCTGATTATGTTGGAACATTTACGGGTGATAACCAGATGGATTTAGTAGAGGAATGGATACCATCTACTAATATGGCTGTGAATTATATTTGTGGAGATCCCATAAAGGGTGCACTTCCCCAAGGAAGAATTATAGAGATTTTTGGCCCGAAGAGTTCTGCTAAATCTTTATTACTTTATGACTTCATAATGAATGTTCAAAAGGCTGGTGGAGTTGGGGTGTTAATAGACTCAGAATCTGCCTTCTCTAAAAATTACGGTAAATACTTGGGCATAGATTTTAATAGTCTGATTTATGCTCAGCTAAGAACAATAGAGGAGGTTACGGACTTTGTAGCCAAAGTAATAACAGAGATAAGGGATAAGGACTCTAACTGCCCCGTGTTAATTGGTTGGGATTCTTTAGCGGCTTGTACTACAATAAAAGAGGATGAGGCTGAGGAAGCTGATAACTACTCGGAGATGGGCTATCGTGCTCGTTTAATGGGTAGGCAAATGCGTAAGGTAGGTGGAAGTATATTCCGTGACAACATTACGTATGTGGTTATAAATCAAATAAGAAAGAAGCTCGGTATAAGGTTTGGTAAGACTACGACTACACCTGGTGGTGAGTCTTTACCGTTTCATGCTTCGTTGCGAATAGAGGTGAATCGGAGTAAGAAACTAAAGAAATCTAGGGCTGGCAACAAGGTTGTAATAGGTCATAAGGTAATAGTGTACTGTGATAAAAATAAGGTTAGGCCTCCATTCGGAACGGCTGAGATAAATGTATATGTAGACCGTTCTAAGATGCGTTATGGCTTAGATAAATGGTCAGGTATGTTAGAGGTATTGGAACAAGATGGAATAATATCAATTAGTAAAGGAATTGCTACCCTCAACAGTGATACTTCTATTAAATTCAATACCTCTAATATAGCTGATTTCTGGGACAGCCATATACTTCCAGCTATACCTGAAGATCTATATAAACCTGTGGTAGAAGATACCGAAGAATCTGAGGAAGAGGAGGAAAGCGATGAGTGAATTTAAGTTAATGCATTACCTTGACAAAAAGACTGAGAATGAAGCTGTAATGGCCATAATGAATGATTCATGGGATTGTCGAGATACTGCCAATGGGTCTGCTGTATTTACTAAGGAAAGAGGGAAGGTTATATTTGCTGTAGATGCTCCGTACGCCAGGCAATTTGAATATTGTAGAATATTGGCTAGGGCTATAGTTGATGAACATAATCACGCTACGTGTGACATCATACTGGGTGCCCTAGGAGAACAAAGATGAGTGATTTATTACAACGCATAGAAGCCCTCGAAGCCGCCCACCAAACTCAAGGGGTTGCTGGGGGAATTCACCGATTTGTTTAGAAACGGACGGCTTTGTGATTGTAAAATATGTCGAGAAAACTTACAAGCATTTGCTATTAAAACCGACCAAGCCCTTGCCTAAGGCACAACTGAAACTATGAAAGAGGATGATGATGGGCGTTAGGATTAGGGCTAATAATAAAACAATAGTATGTGCCGCCAGAAGTAAGAAACGCAAAGGCGATTGCCTCCTTGATGATGGTGTTCATTATTGTTTAGCCGCCGAATTAAAAGTGATGTCTGTATTTTCACATGACAAAAACGGTGCAGACCTTTGGAGATTCCACTCTCCGAGAAAGACGTTCAGACGAAAACTGTCAACTGAAACTATGAAAGATAAATGAATAGTCCCTATATCATATTTGATGGAACTAATACGGCCTATCGTACTGCAGCTGTTACAGAGTTATCTACTAGTGACGGTATAAGAACGTCTGTGCCGTTTGGTGTGTTACGTTCTATCCGATACGTTATAGAATTATTCAACCCATCGGATGTCGTAATAGTATGGGATGGGGGAAGGGATAAAACTCGTTGTGAATTATGTCCAGGATATAAGAAGTCTAAAAAACGTGTAGATAATAGAAATAAGTTTGATTACGAGGATCTCATAAAGCAATTAAAGCTAACTCAAAAAATGTTATATTGCTTAGGGTTAAAACAAATTAGATTATCTGGTGTAGAAGCTGATGATATAATATACCATCTAACAAAAATGGTCAATAGTCAAAATGTTATAATAGTTTCTACTGACAAAGACTTCTATCAATTACTTGATGAACGGGTAAGCATATATAGCCCCATAAAGGGGGAAATGATAAATGATGACAATCTACATAAATACTTAGCTGTAATGGGTATTACAACTCCCCAACAATACCTGGAGTTTCATATACTAAATGGTGATAAGAGTGATAACATTCCCGGTGTTCCTGGAGTTGGGGAAGTGACTGCTGCTAAGTTAATAGAGAATTTCGGTACTGTGGATAATGCCATAAAGATGATAGGCAAAAAGCCGGGATATTTTGGTAATAGGGAAACTGCGATAACTCACCCGAGATCAATGAAGCAACTCGAGATAAACAGAGAAATGATAGATCTAAGTAGATGTAATAAGGCTATCCCTTCAATGCTTAATTCTGTTAATGATACCAATGTTCCTGACTACAAGGAATTTGGACTACTTATAGAGAAGATGCATTTTAGTTCTATGCTTAGGGATATAAACACTTGGTTGCTGCCATTTAAGAAGTTGGCTGTAAGGAGAAAACTTAGTGGGATATAGGGATAGAAAATTAAAGGTCCACAAAGCAGTAATGGACTTAATAGACAAGGTGGATGATAAGACTACTGGATGGAAAATGCATTCAGGGCATGACACAGTGATTGGTAACTTCTACTCTTATGATTTATGGGTTAATGGACATAGCACGGGTATTAGGATTCTAAGGGATGGTGAAGCCTGGAATATATTATTTGGTAAACTTGAACTTGATGTAGATTGTTACACACTACAAGATGCTCAGATCATGGTAACTAAATACTTAATTCAAATGTTGGTTGCTACTAAGTTTGACATTGATATAGTGAAAGACATAGTTGTTGGACAAAACTTCCAAGTAAAAGAACACATATTGTCCACTAAGCAAAACTTAAAAGTTACTGATACAAATAAAGTCGGTTAAATCCATTACACAGAGGCCAGTTTAGCAGTAGTCTGAGTACCACAGTGGTAACTGTGTGAATAACTAACGTAAAACTACTAGTACGTTAATCTAGTCAATAAAAAGGCTCCGAGGAAATTAACAAAACCTGGAGCCTTTACTTAGCTATAATAATGAATGACTAAGTTTTCATACAGAAAAACCCGATAATAACTATGAATGCGATCATTATACCATATACTAATGTATTGGCGAGTATTCTAGCGATACCTAGTTTCTTAGTCATGCTATTATTGCCTCTTGTAATTCTTCCAGAGAAGTATGTAATACTACTTCTACGAAATGTCTGACATCGTAAAACCCACTGTTTTTAACTAACTTGAATAAATTATCGTGTATGTCTATGTCTTCAGGGTAGTTTCCCTGTATTAGCTCTAACACAGCTGACTGGATTATTGCAGTATTTCTACTTTTTATATACTCAGCTACTCGATACAAGTCTTTTGTCATAGTTGGCTTTAATCTTGCATGTGGTAATCCCAATTATTCCTCCGTTCTCCGTTGTTTTCTCATATTTCTGCGATAGACTCGTTTCTGCTCTGTGGTAACTATCCCATCGGGATAATCGTACTTCGTTTTTCTGAATGCCCCTTTTACAATTGATATTCCCCTCCTTCTCTTATGTTCTATATCCTTAAACTGTTTAGTGTTCTTAGCCGCTCTAAACACATTTAAGGGGTCTTTCTTATTAGGTACCATCCTTTCCACTATTCTATTTAATTGTTTATCTGACCTGACAGTTTCTATGAGTTCATCCCATAGTTCTTGTTTAGAACGATAGCAAGTTACATAGGTATTCCTAAGTCCCTTAACTTCTCGAGGTCCTTCGACTATTTCCCAATCTTCGAACTCTTCATCAACTGGCTCATTGGTTATAAACATTAACCCAAATGGCCATTCAGCGGGATCATCTACCAAGGCTCCCGTTTCTGGTTGAAACTGATGTACAGTGATTATACGTTCATCAAATTCCTTGTTATTTCTAACCACGTTCAGAAAATCTTGAATATGTCCAGATGAAACATAATAAGTGTTAAATACTTCTACGCCATTTTGTTTCACCCGTGTTTTCTTGATGATCTTCCAACCACCAATTTTTTCTCTAAATCTGTCGTGTGAAATAACCTTAGCCCCGACTGTAACTCCACTGCGTTGTGACGGACCTAATTTATCGTAGGTCTCTTCGTCTTTTTCTGTTATCTTTACCATATATCCTCCTTTCGATATGGTTTATATTCGTTATAAATATAACGTACATAATCGGTTATTGTCAATAAACTTTTTTATTTATTTTCCACTCACAAAAACTTCCGAGCACATACGAGCATGTTGGTAGTGTTTTCGTACTGTCCCAAAGATCTTGGAAGTCTTGTGATAGAATATATAAACTCTACGAAGAAGGTGATGATGTAAAATAAATAAACATAGTGACGAACATCACATGGACAAGATCGGAACTATTCATTATATTACGGTGTCGGAAACGAAAGGAGCTTATGCCGAAGATATTTTTACAAATAGAGACTAGAGAAACCGAACCAGGTGCACCTAAAGGTGAAGGCCTAGATATCCTGATTGAAGAGGCTATATTAAACTTGGATCTGGAAGGACATGAGGTAACATTCGTGACTGTGAGTCGAACCAAACTTGGTAGATTTCATGAGGACACAGGTACCACACTTAGAGCTATTGCCGATAGACGTGAAAAGTGTGTATTCGATGAAGCGGATAGAAGATGTCTTTATAAGATTGCTAATATAATTGACACAGGTAAATAACCATGGAAGATGAATTTTACATATTTCTAGAGGACGAGGAAGAGGAGCTAATTGAGGATTTATGAATGACGTAATTAGGCCTATACTTAAAGTGAACACGGTTACTTATCAAGTCTTTGAAATAACTCTGGATGAGCTTATGAGTGTAGAATTGAAGGATTGTATTGGAAAGAAGCCAAATGTTGTGGATTTATTCAATGGTAAAATAGCTTTACTAGAGTACGGTAATTTTATCTATAAAGTGAAAAATTTATGAGTGAAAACGGATTAACTAGAGAACAGATAATAGATAAAGTTAAGAAGTTAATGGCTTTATCCAAGGGCTCTAATTTTGAAGGTGAAACGGACACGGCCCTTCAAAAAGCTCGAGATTTATTGGCTAAATATAATATGGATATGTCCGAAGTTGAAGCCAAAGCCTACCAAGAAGCCAAGCCAGAGTTTAAGGAATCTGATATACAGGTCGGAGCTTGGCAATTTCCATTAGCGAAAGTCATAGGTTCTTATGTTAATTGTTCTCCATTCTATTCCTCGGGTATTAACGGGCAATGCATTCGCTTCATCGGGATGAAAGCGGAACTTGAGATTTGCATTTATACCTACCATCATGTGGCTCAGCAGATTGACAAGATGTGTCGGAATAAGCGGAAAGAACTTAGGGCTGAACGTGAGGAATCTGGGCTTAATAGGCAAGATCGAAGGGCTTCATCTGAGTTTACTAAAGGTTATGCCTTGGGTATAATATATAGATTAAAAGAGAGGATTGAAACAAGACTGCAATCGGAAGTTAAAGGGACAGCATTGGTATTAGTTGAACATCCAAAAATTATGCAATGGAAAAGAGCTAATTTGGTGGCTAGCAATAGAAGAAGTAGGATAACTGCATCAGGAACTGGCTATTCACAGGGATATAGAGATGGTGATAAAGTTACTATAAATCCAGGACTTAGATCGGGCAGTAATAAATGGGTAAAATAAATTAAAATAAGTGGTAATTTCCCATGGACAAGATAACAACTTTTTATTATATTACGAGCGTAAAGACACGATATAATAACGTATCGAAACCATTAAACCAGGAGGTAGCCAAATGGCTAAACTGAGTAAGAAAGAAAAGAAACACGAGAAAGGTGAAGCTAAAGCCAAAGGCCGAGAAAAAATAGCCTTTGGAAGTGCTGAAGCCGCTGCCGAGGTGTCCAAGCAGGTCGGCAGGTCAATTGACGCGAAGTCACTAAGAGTATATATCCGAGGCTCGGGTATATTTGGTGACCAACGTGGCAAACGCTACTCGTTCACTGGGCCAAACGACCCCAAATTGCAGGAGTTGATTGACCATATTAAGGAACGTGCTCGGTCAGAAAAGACTGAGGGTACCAAGAAATCTAAGGAGGATAAACCTTCGAAGAAAGAAAAACGTGCCTTGAAACGCCGTGATACCGAGGATGAATCTGATGAAGGTTCCGATGAAGATGAATCTGATGAAGATGAGGTGTAGGTAGGCGTAAAAAGTCCTAGTGAAGTTATAGTAAGCCTCACTAGGCAAAATTTATTTCGGTAGGTTGGGAGTTACTATCCGTTTCGCCCAACCCATTCGGTTCCCCGGTGGTTTTCGTTTTTGGTTCCCACCGGGGTTAGATTAAGTGGATTAGCCTGAGACGATATA